TGGACATCATCCTCGCTGACATTCGTGGTGAGGTAGTGTACACCAAGTTGCCCTCTACGATTAAGCGTCGTCGCAAATCTGCTTCGTGGGCAGCATCAGCACCTAAGGGTTCTTTCCTGCACAGTGCTGTTCCTGGTGCTGCATCAGTTACCAGTGGGCAGAAGGCAGTTGTTCTGGCATCTTACTGAGGAGAGTTATCATGGAAACCGTGAACATGGATTGGATTGATGAACTCCTCAGTGAGGAGGATGATGAGTTGGATTGGTATGAAGATCTAGCAGCAGAGTATGATGCAGAGGCAGTAGATTAGGGTGCTGATGGGGTAGCACGAAGTCTTCGTGTTGCCCCCTTATGCTTATAGCAGCAGTTAAATGTTGTGTTGATTGTTATAGCGTCCGCGGCGGTGATATAAAAAACGCTAACTACCCTAACCTACAAAACTTTAAGATCGCGCTAGTTATAAAACGCGATTCAAAAAATTTTTCCCGGCTCAAAAATCGCCACAGGTTTTTTCTACATAAACTTACAAGATACTTAAAAAATTATGGCACCAAGAAAACCCAAATTCACATCCAGTGGGCGAGTAAACAAAACCACTCTCAGAGGGCACAGTCGCACAGGGGCTCAGAAGAGAGCATCAGTTAAACGTAGAAAGGGTTGCGGAGGCCCTAGGAGAAAATAAATAACTAAAAAATACCAAAAGAACCATGAGTCGATTTTCCGAATTATTCAATCCAACCCCACAGGAAACCCCAAAAGAAGAAGTCAAGGAGACTCCAAAGGTTGTAGAAATCTCAACCGCAAAGTCAAAGAAAACTAAAAAGAGGTAAAAAAAATCCCCCAGGAAAAAAACTCCCAGGGGATTTAAAGTATTATAAAGAAAACTCAACCACCACTTTTAATTTGATTAATCATATCACCTTGTTTTTGTATTCCACTGACAACCTTGCCCATTGGAGTGGTTGATTTTACTTTAGTCTTGGGATCCTTTGCAAGTCCTGCAAATGATTTGACAGTATCTATGATATTTTCTCCGAGAACTTCTTCAACAATACTCTGTCTCCACTCTTCACTCATATTTGCCATAATGACGAGAGCATTCTCATTTGTATCTGCATATCCTTCGGATACCAGATAATCGAGAATTGTGTCGAAGATATCAACATCTTCTTTACGAAGTTTTGCAAGTACCGCACCCGCTACTTTCTCACCTCTTTCCTTTGAACCATAACGCTCTGCAGCTCCCTGTGCAATTTTTGCAAATGCTTTACCAGGCTTTCCAATATCCTTACCAGCACGGGCAGCTTTTGCAGAGTATGAAGCTTCATCAACCATTTCACCTTCTGGTTCATAAGACTGTTTTAAAGCACTTCTAAGAGCACCTAAGTCACTACTTCTCATTCCACCTTCAGGAGTTCTACCAGCTCTAATATCTCCAAGTCTTTTAGCAGTTGCTAAGTCCTTATTTCTTCTTTCTTCAGCACCCTTTGCACCACCACCGAGAACATAAGATGCTGTGGTTCCTAAGTCTTGCAAAGGCCCTTCAGAAAGTTCTTCAGTCTCTTCTACCTGAGTCGCATACATCATTCTATATGCTTCCATCGCAATTTTTGTTCTCTCGTCCATCTTTTGTTTTTTATGGGAATACAAATATTTATGAGTTTTATGACTTTGGAGGGCGCGTTAACCCTCTTGGAATTGACTTCTAAATAACCATGTGTTATGATCTATTGTAAACCATTGAGGATTTTATGGCTAAAGGATTTACTGTAAAAGCAACTGCACCTACGAATGCAAATGCTGATGACTTTGATCTTGAAAAAGCAAAAGAAATGGCTCGTGGTAAGTCAGTTGTTTTCTGTCTTCCTGGGCGCGGTTGTTCTTTTACGTTTCTGAAGAACTTTGTTCAACTCTGTTTCGATCTGGTTCAAAATGGAATGTCGATTCAGATTTCCCAAGACTATAGTTCCATGGTGAACTTTGCACGTTGTAAGGTATTGGGTGCAAATGTTCTTCGTGGTAAGAATCAAGTTCCTTGGGATGGTAAACTGCATTATGACTATCAACTCTGGATTGATAGTGACATTGTGTTTAACACAGAAGGATTTTATCGTCTTGTTGCAATGGATAAAGAAATTGCAGCTGGTTGGTATATGACTGAAGATGGGCATACCACTTCAGTTGCACACTGGTTGGAAGAAGATGATTTCGCTAAGAATGGTGGAGTCATGAATCATGAAACTGGTGAAACGATGAGCAAGCGTCGCAAACCATTCACTGTTGATTACACTGGTTTTGGTTGGGTTCTGATTAAAAAAGGTGTATTTGAGTCTCTTGAGTATCCCTGGTTCGGGCCTAAACTGCAAGTGTTTGAATCTGGTGAGGTTCAAGACTTCTGTGGTGAAGATGTTTCCTTCTGTTTGGATGCGAAGGAAAAAGGATTTGAAATCTGGTGCGATCCTAGAATTCGCGTCGGGCATGAAAAAACTCGTATTATTTGAGGTAACTTACTATGGCAAAAGCAAAAACTCCTATGAACAAGTCGGGTTATATCCCTGGCAAACCCAAACTGACTCGTCAAGGGCGTGGAACCAATACTAAATATGCAGCGAGTAGTCGTAATGGCGCTCGTAAAAAGTATCGTGGGCAAGGAATGTAGTCTATGTATTTCCTAGATGGTAACGATGAATGGAATCATATTCATCCAAAAGACATCTGGGCATATAATAAGTTGAATTTGAGTCGGGTTTTGGGTTATGCTTGTGGGCCAGTTGGCACCACGGTTCCCAAACCCGACTTTTATATTGTTCGCCCATCGATCAATTTACTTGGTATGGGGCGTTATGCTCGTGTAGAATACATTCACAAGTACACAGATCGTCATCATCCATCCGAATTTTGGTGCGAAAGGTTCTTTGGAGATCATCTAAGTGTCGATTTTCAGAATAAAAAATCAAAATTGGTGGTTTTGGGAGAAAAAGATGATGAGGATAAGTTGTATCGCTGGAAAAGTTGGAAAAAAATTGACTTAGAAGTAGAATTTCCCAAAGTCTTGAATGATTTGGTGGGAGATTATGAGTGGATTAACTGTGAATTTATTGGAAACCGACTGATTGAAGTACATTTCAGACAAAATCCAGACTTTCGTTATGGAAATTCTGTTGCGATTCCTGTCTGGAAAGATGAAAAGATTATTCAAAGTGATGATTATCACTTTGTTTCCGATCCAGATTATAAAAGAGTTGGTTTTTTGATCGATAAAGGGATAGCAACCCCTTAAAAAGTTCTGATTTTCACTAATCAGGAGCTAAAATGGAAGAAAAAGAAGTTTTGATTGAGACTTTACATCAAGATCTAGTCAAAAATCGTCATAATTTGTCAAAACAGACTGAATTGCATGAAAAAATTCGAAATGATGATGATTATGATGATTGGGAGTATGGAACTGAACCCAATTATGGGAAAATCACCATGTAAACCCCTATAAATATTGATAGGAATTTTATATTTTCTAATGGCTGTATCGAGACAGGACAGACAATTTGTAGATATTAGTCTTTCATTTTTGAGAAATCCTGTCTCAAATGATATCTTATTGGTTAAGAATGAAAATGCGATTAAAAACTCCATCAAAAATTTAATCTTTACTAATTTGGGTGAGAGATTTTTTAATCCTTTACTTGGATCTACTGTTAAAGACACATTATTTGATCTAGCAGATTCTATTTCAGATTTAAAAATTGAAAGATCCGTTAAAAATGTTTTAGAAAATTATGAACCAAGAATAAAAGTTAATTCTGTAAGTTCCGTTTACTCTGAAGATAGTAATGAGTGTCAGATTCGAATTAAATATGACATTATTGGTTCAGAAATTGTTCCTCAAAATTTAAGTTTCATTCTCAAATCAACTAAGTTGTAATAATGGCATTTACTCAGTATACCAATTTAGACTTCGATCAGATCAAACTGAGTATAAAGAATTATCTCAGGGCGAACAGTAAGTTCACAGATTTTGATTTTGAAGGATCAAACCTTTCGGTTTTGATCGACATTTTGGCGTATAATACATATATCAACTCATATAATGCCAACATGGTGGCAAATGAGTCATTCTTAGAGACTGCAACCCTGAGAGAAAATGTTGTTTCTTTGGCTAGAAATATTGGATATGTTCCCAGATCTAGAAAATCTGCAAAAGCGACTATTGATTTTAGTGTTAACCTAGGATTAGATACTGATGCAATATCTTTAACATTAAAATCGGGGTTAGTTGCGACTGGATCTGCAGAGAACAGTAACGTTACTTTTTGCATACCTCAGGACATTACTGTTCCAGTAAAAGAAGGAATCGCTTTCTTTGATGATATTGAAATTTTTGAAGGAGATTTTGTAAAGACATCCTTTATTGTAAATGGCGATCAAAAAGATCAAAGATTTATTATACCAAACTCCTTTGTCGATACAAGCACATTATCAGTAAAAGTTTATTTAACTAATAATACTGAAGCAGGTAGACAATATTTCCCAGCAACAAATATTTTTGAAACAAGTTCTTCAAGTGAAATTTTCTACTTATATGAAGTTTCTGACGAAAGGTATGAATTAGTTTTTGGCGATGGTAAGTTTGGCAAAAAACTTTTGAATGGAAATAAAATAGAATGTTCTTATATCATAAGTGGTGGAACAAAAGGAAATGGTGTTAAAAACTTTAGTTTTTCTGGCGTTTTAGTTAACAATGAAGGAACAACAATCACAAGCAAAATTCCATTGATTACTACGGTACAAAAAGCTGAAAATGGAGATGTAATTGAGAGTATAGACTCAATTAAGAAATTTGCTCCCAAAATATACTCATCACAATATAGAGCAGTAACTACCCAAGATTATGAATCAATTCTGACGGAGGTTTTCCCAAACACAGAATCTGTAACTGCTTTTGGTGGAGAAGATCTAAATCCACCTCAGTACGGAAAAGTTTTTATTACAGTAAAACCAAGAAACGGATTTTATCTATCCGACTTTACGAAAAGGGAATTAAAAGAAAAACTAAAATCATATTCTGTTGCTGGAATATCTCCAGAATTTATTGATCTTAAATTTTTGTTCGTGGAAGTAATATCATCAGTATACTATGATTCAACAAAATCAGTTGAAACTACGGTAATTGAAAATCGAGTAATTAATTCTTTAACAAAATATTCAAAACAATCAGATCTTAATAAATTTGGCGGAAGAATTAAGTATAGTAAAATAGTTTCTACAATAGATAACTCAGATAGATCAATTACATCAAACATTACTAAACTTGTAATGTATAGACAACTTCGAGCGGCGTTGCAATTTGAAGCCAATTATGAGTTATGTTTCGGTAATGCATTTCATGTATATAAAAACTCTTACAATATAAGATCGACTGGATTTAAAATTGCTGATAATAATGAAACTTTATATCTTGCAGATAAGAAGATAAATGCAAAAAGTGGTTCAATTTTCTTATTCAGGATGTCAGATAATGCCCCAGTAATTGTTAGAAGTGATGTTGGAACGGTTGATTATTCAACTGGAGAAATTTTATTGAATACAATTCAAATTGTATCCACATCCAAAGCAGATGGAATAATTGAAGTCGAAGCAGTTCCAGAATCAAATGACATTATTGGATTAAAGGAACTTTACATAAGATTGGTTTTGAGAAAAGACTACATAGATATAGTCCCAGATTTAATTGATTCTGGTTCCAATTCTTCTGGCACCAGACACATCTCTACTTCAAGTTACATCGATACTAAAGAGACTCAGTATATTAGAAAATGATGAACGAAAATAATCAAACAAAAGTAAAAATTTCCCAAATTGTCAAAAATCAAATACCAGAATATTTTCTTGAGGGAAATGAAAATTTTTCGGATTTTTTAGAACAGTACTACATTTCTCAAGAGTATCAAGGATCTCCTCTAGATATTCTTGAGAATTCTAACCTTTATACAAATATTGAGTCATTTTCAAAAGTCAATTTAATTGAAGATACGACTTTAAGAAAAGATATTAATTTTTATCAGGATGATATATTCGTAGAATCAATAGATGGATGGCCAAAATCATATGGTTTATTAAAAATTGATGATGAAATTATTACATATAAAGAATCCACTCAAAATTTAGTTTCTGCAACCGGCACAATTCCACTTGGATTGCCTGTAATTTACACTGATAAATTAACCTCAGACTATATTGGAAGACAGCTTTATATTAGTGGAAGAAGCACTATTCCAACAGTAATCTCTGTTGGTGCAACTTTTGCAGTTCTTTCGGAAATTCCAGTACTAAATGAAACTGTTCCTGGATATCAAAGTAGTGGGTTGTACGATTTTAGGATTACTAATCCACAATTCACTGGATGTATAAGAGGATTTTCTGGAGTAGAGAGTTTCAATGAGATTGATGTAGATGATAATTTTGTTTTTCTTGATACTGTTGCATCAAATCATGATGCAGGTACACAAGTTCAGAATTTAAGCAATCTATTTTTAAGGAAATTTTTCGAAGACTTTAAGTATCAATATGCTCCAGGCTTTGAAAGTTTAGATATCAATTCAGATATTGAAACTTTGAATCTTACAAGATATGTAAAAGATTTTTATAATTCTAAAGGCACTGACAAATCTTTCAAAATTTTATTCGATATTCTTTTTGGTGTAGATATCAGCATTACTAAACCCGCAACTCAACTTTTTACTCCTTCTGATGGGCAGTGGGTAGAAAATAGATTTCTAATCGTTGAGGATCTAACAGGAGACATTCGTAAGATTAGTAAAGGAACTGAACTGACACAGGGATCTTCTACTTCAGATTTTCCTATTGGAGAGGGAATTACTTATTATTCTACTGATATACCACAATTAACTAATGGAAAATATTATAGCAAAATTGGATTTGATTTAGATACATTATCAGGAACATTTGAAAACACTGCATCAACAAAAGTCACAGAAGAATCTGTTGCTGGATCAAAATCCATATTTGTGGATTCTACTGTTGGATTTCCAGAATCGGGTACAATTTTTGTAAAAACAACTCTCCCATCAAGAACTACTCCTGGAATAATTGAATCTTTTACATATGAATCAAAGACAAACACTCAATTTTTAGGATGTATTGGACTAGGATCAACTACTTCTTTAGGAAAAACTCTCACCTTTGGCGAATTTCTTTATGAAGATAATCTTCTTTCTGGGACTATAAATGGCAAAAAACAATACTTTGCAGTATCTAATGTTGTTTCCGAAATAAAGAAATCAAATACTAGATATTTAAGCCCAGAGGATAAAGTTAATATCAAATCATTTGGATACATAAACTCTACGGATCCAATTTTTACAACTTGGAATTATAATATTCCCAAAAAATACACAATAAATTCTTATTCAATTTCACCTTCAACAAACGAGATTAGTTTTGTTTTAGATAATTATCAAGATTTATACATTAATGATATTGTTGGAATAGTAACATTTGCTCCAGGAAAAACTACTCAATATGTAAATCTAGGCACAATATCAGATTTATCTTCATCTGTAGTTGTTACAGATACCGATAAAGAAAAAATTTCTGGAGTTTCTACAAATTTTATATTCCTAAGAAAGAAACTGCTCAGAGGAAAATCTACCAATTCATATCCAACTCTTAATGATTATTCAGTCAACGTCCAAAATACTTATATTGACGAGGAAAATAATACTATTTACGTTTCATCATCTGGATTACCTAGTTATGAAATCAGATCTTCAAATAACATAAAAACTTTCACTAAAACAGGAATAAACACAGATTTTACGATAACTTTATCAAGTCATAATTATTTTGATGGACAAGTTGTTTATTATAATGCAACCTCCCTAGGAATAGGAGCTACGGTTTCGGTTCCAATTGGGAATCTAAAAAATGGTGGAAAATATTTTATTAAAAAAGTTGATGATAATAATATTGCTTTATGTTTTAATAAAACTAATGTATACAAAGATGTAAGAATTGAAATTAATTTTGAATCTGTAACAAGTGTAAATCATGAATTGATTCCAGATTTTATTGCAACTAGTGGAATTAATACAGTATACAAAAAATCTCTTACTTCTCAAAATTTATTAAAGGTTTTCCCACTTAAACCAAAAACAGTAATTGCAAAAAATTTAGTTCCAGGAATTAATGGTGGGGTTGGATTATTTTTAAATGGGGTTGAGGCTCTAGACTCTAGATCTGAATATAGTGTTTATTATGGATCAATTGAAAAAATAATTACTAAAAAGTCATTAGATACTTTTGATGTAATCACTCCACCAAGAATTGTGATTACTGATGATACTGGATATGGAGTTGTTGCTTATCCAAATCTCTCAGGATCTATCAAATCAGTATCTGTAGAAGAAAAGGGATTTAGATTTTTAGAAGATCCAAAAGCCGAAATAATTGGTGGGAATGGAACAGGTGCAGTTATTGACGCTCAAACAACTTTATTTGATCAAGAGCATATTCTAACATTTTCATCAGAATCTTCTGGAATTAATACTACTACTGATACCATTACATTTTCATCGAATCACAATTTAATCACTGGAGATAGTGTATTTTATTCATCAAACTCTCAAACTTCTCCTGATGTTATTAGGATAGTTGGAACTGGAGTTACTTCTATCACATCAATTGGTTCTATCGGTATTAATACAACAGTCATCACTGGTATCAATACCAGTGGAATTGAAGTTGGGACATATGCAATTAATAATTATATTCCACCTAACACAAAGGTTACTAATATTAATAGTGGATCTATTGGAATTGGAACTACAACTACAAATACCTCAATTATAACTAATGACTCATTTAAATTTGCAGTTGGTATTGCAACAACTTTGGCTGAGACAAGTTCATATTTTGTTGGGGTTGTAAGTGAAAGATCGATTAAACTATATTATACAAATAATGATTCTATACTCAAAATCAATAATGTAAACTTTTTTGATTTTGGTGAAGGCAATCATACTTTAACTTTAAACGAACCAATATCAGTAATTGGGGATATTAGGGTATCTGCCAGTGGATCCAACTATAGAAATAAAAAAGTTTACGTTGATAGTCAACCATATCCCCCAGAAAATTTTGTCGATCTTTCTTCAATAAGAACAGGTATCAATACT